TTCGCGGTGCGCCCGGTTCAGACTTCTTTCGCCAAAAAGTAACCCATTCAAAGTCAGCCCCAAGCCACTCCCCAAGAGTGGCCCAAGGCTGACTTTGCAAAACAGCACCGAAATATGAAACTGTGCAAGGTAGATACTCACAGACTCTGGCTGAGTAACAGAGAAGCAGCCAAATATCTCGGAGTCAGCAAAGACTGGCTCAAGGATCGTCGTCTCGATGGCACACTGCATTACTCGAAGGTCGGAAACACAATCTTCTACATCAAGTCGGAGATTGATAATCTGATCAGAGAAGGTGCAGTGTCAGGAAAAGACTTATTCAAACATACATCATAAACGAGGCCAAGAAATGTCGTGAGACATAGCCCTCAACCAATGACAAAGTAATAGTTCATAGGCTTGCAATGCCCGCTGAGACAGTTCGCATTGCTTTTTACAAAATGGAAGAGTAGCTCAGTTGGTTAGAGCGCATGTTGATGGAAAGACGGGAGATCGACAACTCCCCTGCGCGTAGGCATATCAGTCAGACCTACAAGCGGTAGTTGGCCTGAGATTGGTCTTGTGATAAGATAGAGGAGAAAATATTCCATCAATATGAGTGTCGCAGGTCCGAGTCCTGTCTCTTCCCCTCAACAAAAAGAGTTCTTTGACTTATTGATACAACAAAGATACGAAAGAAGTTAGGATGAAATTGATTCATCAAGTTTTTAACCCAATATAAGCCCTGAAAAGGACAGGGCGGGGTGAAAGTCCCCACGAACGAGTTATACCAAATTGCAATACTGCCCCTCTTGTAGGGGCAATCGGGAACATAGCTCAGTGGTAGGAGCCGCAGGAAAAAGCTGTTGATGTTTGCCATATAAAACAAGATACCTGTGTGTGTCGGTGGTTCGATTCCACCTGTTCCCTCTAAACCTAATTAAAGAATATGCAGATGGAGATCCCTATTTCAAAGACCAATTTTGAGAAGATGATGATTCTCATAGACAAAGCCTGTACGATCATCAAGTCAGGCAATCCGAAGCCGAAGGAGTACAACGTGGCCCGCCAGCTATATCAAATCAAGAAGCAAATCGAGAAAAAGAATGGCAAAGGATGAAGCGCATTGTTGCATCGACTGTGCAAGGGCACAGATATTCCAGTATGACTTCGATCCGATTATTGCAGAGTGCTTCGATGGTCAGAGAAACGTAGCACGCTATCCTGTGCTCTGCAATAGCTTCAAAGGCTTGGAAACATTGGATAAGAAAGAAAAGAGATTCATACGCTGCATAGAGAATCGAAAGAAGAAAATCGGATTTTAACAAACAGATATATGTATGAATACGAAGAAACTTTATTCGGAGTGGATATGCGCCATCGGCCACCACTCACTATCATGCCAACAGAAGAGCATGGTTGGGGAGGCAGTCACGGAAGACTCGCCTATTCCCAGATGAATCGATCCCAAGAATGGAACTACAGCGAATACGCTGTGAGCACCATGGGACTGATGCCAAAGAATTACGTCATCGTCAATGCAAGCGAGGTGAACATTAATAGGGAATCAGCCTTGAAGGTCTGCAAGGGCCGTGTCGCTATCCCCGTTAAGGAGTTTGCCCGTCAGAAACGTCTCACTCTCAAAGAACAATGGGAGCTGATGAATCCGCAATGGGTAGGTACATTCTTTGGTAATCTTGGTGACGATCCATATAGGAGCCGGAGAAAGACGCTCGAAGATGCAATGTCCGAAGCCGTTGGTCAAAATCGCCTTGACGAGTTCATGAAACAGTTCTGGTCTGCAAAGCACGGACATAAGGCTGCAGTCGAACGACTTGAACGTAGGGCAACAGAACTCGAACGACGAGGCAAAGAACTCTACAGGGAATGTCTGAGGCTAAACAATCAGATCAGCAAGATCGAGAGCGACATCAACAAAGGTCTGCTCGACTTCTATCATCTTCAAGGTCTCAATGCTCATGAGTATCTGAATGAGCTGAGAGCAAACAGACGTACTGTAAGATGGGAAAGTATTGAGGCTTCAAACAAGGCAAAACGAATTAGGGAATATCTTAACTCAATAACTTACTGAGCTATGCTTCTACCGACAATGACACATGAGGAAGAGCGTTCTGAGATCCTGAAAGATCTGCCGAACGTTGAACGATGGGATCAGCATCGTTGGAAAGACTACCGCAGAATGTCTCTCAAGATGAAAGACTTTCCTAAGTATGTCTTCACCGAGTATGTCAGTCCGAGGAAGAATCGTTGGCTTGTAAGCACTAAGTTTCGGGGAAAGGATGATTACTGCTCCACCTTTGGAGTGCTGCAGGTCCTGAATGGTTTGGTTTTGCACCAGGTGTTCTGTTCACTCTACGAAGATAAGTTCTCTACGGTTTGCACGTTCATTCCGCATTTCTTCGACAGATACCGCCAGTACAACAAGCTCGACATCAAGGGTATTCCACTGATAAAGCAGATGCTCAAAGATGACTGCTCTTTCAATCTTGATCGGACGCAGGAAATATCCGGGCGCAAGGAACTCGACAAAGAAAACAACGTCCACTGTTGCATGCGTCAGGGAGTCGGACTTGGATATGAACTGGGACACAGACACTATCTGATAAAGACATTTGTGACATACGATATGGCGCGTGGCCGTCAGAAGAAAATCTTCGAGGCTACACGCGATGACTTTTCAAGGAAACTAACCGACAAGCCACAGCCAGTACCGAGGCTTGGCCAGTCGTCTTTCCTGCTCTCAGAAGAAGAAATAAAGAAAGCCATGAAGAAATATGGCAAATTATAAGTTTAACAATTCTAATTCAACAGCTTATGCAAAGAGTATTAGGACAGGACATCAAGGATTTGGAAGAGAGGAAAAATTTCCTCATTGACAATGCTGATGGTGTCGAAGAAATGGACTACCACAAGTCCTATGAGTCTGAGGAATGATTTCAAGGAAGAAATCAACAAGGAACTAAAGCCTCTCAAGGAGGAAGTGAAGAATCTCCGTGAAGATCTCAAGTCAAAGGGCCGAACGGTCCATGAGAAGGTCTATCGTTTCCTCGATGAACAGGAACGCATGGTTGGCTTCTACAACTCCGAGGGAATACTTGTTTCCTCACGTCCAGCACGTCGTGAAGAATTACAGAAGACTGTCTTCGCAGACTTGCGAAAAGAAGGTACTAACAATTAAAATTCAAAAACATGGATCCAGAGAAACTGAACATTTTCTTCCCAGAAGGGAAAGACAAGGCAGAGTTAGTCATCCGTCAGGTGAATGACGAAGTAAAGAAAGAGCTTCCAATCCTTGAGCCTGACAAAGTATCAATCAGTGGCAACATTACGGCCATCTTCGATTTCCTTGAGAAACGTTGGAATGCAGAAGACAAGCAGATCGACCACTGCCGTACCCACATTCTTGTTGATCGCGACAATCTCATGATGACTCTTATTGTCAATGAGACTGACTCACGCAACAAGAAGAATGTGGTCGGCACCATTCAGCTCTCTCGCCAGTACACTGCTTTTGGTGTCAATAAGAAGTTGTGGGAGTCAACTGAACTCGGAAACTTCTTCCGCATCAACCGCTCGTACTTCGAGAAGAAGGAAACTAATATGTCTCTTGTCAATCTGCTCAAGCGTTTCACAGCCAAGGTAAACACTGAGGTTGAGCGCGAAGAGAAGGATAACGGCTCGGTTACAGACGTATATCGTAAGGTTGTCGATTCCAATCTTCCAGAGGCTTTCGCTGTTAGGATTCCTATCTTCAAAGGTTCTCAGCTGGAAGTATTCACTATCGAGATCATTGCTCATGTCGAGGGAAAACATGCCGTGCTCGAACTGATTTCTCCTGATGCAGAGGCAATCGTTGAAGAAGTTCGCGACAAACTCATTGACGAACAGATTGCAAAGATCCGAGAGCTGGCACCCGAGATCCCCATCATCGAGGTATGAGAAGGGACGGCCAGTATTACTATGCCCCACATCGCAGTATGTGGGGCATTTGGAAACACCATGAAGACGGCAACGGCTGCAGTCATGGTGATTTCCTAAAAGATGTACCAACTAAAGAAGAAGCGTCCAAAGAGGTCTATCGCCTCAACGGATGGAAACCAAAAACAAATTAATGAATGGATAACATTTTAGAAACATTGAAGACTGCTTCACATGAGCAGATTCCAGACATCGCACACGAGAAGTTTGTGGCTGTCTATTCGCAGAAGTTCGGTCCTGAGAAGGCCGAGGCATTCTTTGAAGAGCAGAAGAATCTCTTCATCAATGAGCTTGTATATGGATCATACAAGGATTTCTTGAAGCAAGCAGATGGAATGTCTATCTACTTTGCTTTCCTGTTCCTGGCTATCAACGGCCTGTCTCTCGAAAAAGGTACGACCACCACTTGTTACCTTGAGTGCCGCCGCATCAAGATTGGCGAGGATCCGAATCGCAAGAATGCCAAAGGCTATCCCGAAGCGATCTATCAGTCTAACGCTGTCATCACCATCACGGGCTACGGTGAAATTATCCTTCGTCAGCGGGCCAAGCAGATCCGCTCTGTTGACTCCCCGAAAGTCGTTTACGACTGCGACACGTTCCGCTATGGTGAGAACGATGGCCATCCTACGCTGACATGGGAGAAATGCCTACCACGTCCGCAAGGTTCAAGGATCGTCGCCTGTTATGTCCGCATCATCAAGAACGATGGTTCCGTTGACTATTTTGTTCTTGACACTGACGAGATCCAGCGTCTCAAGCAGTACTCAGGCAAATCCAACTGGGGCAAGGCGAATGCGCTCTACGGTAAGGAAGAGGATTGTTCCGATATTGATACGGGATTCCTCAAATCCAAGACCGTAAAGCACGCTTTCAAGGGTTATCCCAAACTCAGCATCGGTGCCGGAGGTGCCTTTGAGTCTGATAAGGACATCGATCAGACAGAGCCGATGCCCGAACAGCCGCAGGGTGTTCAGACTGAGACTGGCGATATTGATCCATTTAACAGTTAGTATCATGGCAGAAAATCAATTACAGGTAATTGTTCAGCAATCTGCCGAGGTCACGAAAAATGTGGCCTCCATCAAGACGGACATCACCAACGCTATCCGCGAGAATAACACTTCTCTGCAGAACTGCATCAAGGCCGGTGAGGCCCTGCTTGCTCAGTCTGGTGAAATGTCCGACGAGCTTGATGCTCAGATTGCTTCTTTCATCAAGAAAGCATCTGTCACCCAAAAGGCAATGACAGAGCGACGAAAGGGTGTGACTCAGGTGTTCGACCTCGTAAAGTCTGGCTTCACGAAGATGGAGAATCTTCTTGATAAGAAGTCCGAGGAATCCATCATCTATAAGTTACAGAAGAAGCGCGACGAATACGCAGCCTATAAGCTCGAAATCCAGCGCAAGGAAGAAGAGAATCGCAAGCGACTGGCACGTATTGAGGCCGCTAAGACTCAGCTACACGACGATGTGATCTCTGTCTGCAATCAGATCGTGACAGAGAAGACATCACAGGCCCTCGACCAACTCAACGACAAATTCCGTCTTCTTACCATCGACAATGCAGAAGTCGTAAAGAAGGAGATTCAGGATTTTGAGACTAAGCTCGACCTCGCTCATATCCTCGCAGACCGTAAGCCGTCTGTCTCTCAGGAGGTATCGGCCGAAGACATTTCAGCTATCATGCGTGCCGCCTATAAGGAGTGTGCAGAAGGACTTATCAAGTCCTATGCCGACTCCGTTTCTCAGGCCAAGCAGGATATTCTTGATACCTTCGACTCTAAGATTGCAGAACTGCTGTCAATCAAGAATACAGCCGACGAAGAGGAGCGCAAGCGCAAGGAAGCTGAACTCAAAGCCGCCGAGGAAGCTGCTGAGAAAGAACGTCAGGCCAAGGCCGAGGAAGAAAAGAAGAAGCGAGAGGAAGAGGAACGTCTTCGCAAGGCGCAGTCTCAGTCTCAGTCGCTCTTTGACCAGACTCCAACAATTTCTGCACCTGTCAAGGCAAAGGTTTCACACCATATAGAGATTGATGATCCTAAAGGATATATCGCTATCATGCAGATGTGGTGGACTCATGAAGGTTCAACTTTGTCTATCGAAGACCTTGCTAAGAAACTTGGATTCATGGTGAAGGCTTGCGAAAAGTTAAAGAACAAGGAAGACGTTTCGGTTACTGATCCTAACGTCCACTATGTCGAAGACATTGTAGCTAAGTAGTATGGATCCGTATTACTCTCGAAGTGAGGTCAGCAACTCTGACCTTACTTCACTCAAACTACAGCTTCATCCTCAGTTGGATTTCGTCAAGCCGAAAGACAAGAAGAAAGCATTTCACCTTGGTACACTCGTTGATGGACTTGTCACTGAGCCTAAGAACTGCAACCATTTCCGCTATCTCGTTGGTGACGAAAAGTACACCAAAGAGGAATGGGAGTGGGGAAAGAAACAGCTCGATAAGCTCCGCAAGGCTTCAACGAAAGACCAGTTCCTTGCTTTCGTCCTCGCTAATGCCGTTGGTCAGAAGGTCTTTTCAAATCCATGCCAGCACTTTGATGTGGGATGCTACAGCTTCTCTCTGCCCACCAGGTGTAAGTTCGACTGGCACCTTGGCCTTTTCGGTGGCGATCTCAAGACGGTCACTGCCACCACGCAGGATCAGTTTGAGGCCGCAGTAGATTTCTTCGACTGGGACAGAAGCCGTGCATTTTATATGGACCTCACTCATTCCCTTGATCCTCGTCTCGGGAATCAGGATTTCATATATGCCGTTTCAAAGACCACGAACAAAGTCTTCTTCAAGAAGATTATCCGTGACGATGAAACCTACTTGAGAGGAAAAGAAAAGTATCTCGAATTAGCCTTCAAATATTGGCTATTCGTGTAGTCTCGTATGCTGCCGTGCTACGGCAGCTCCTACAAACCAATTCTTATTTAATATGGCAAAATATAATCCTTACCCTTATCAAGAAGAAGGCATAGCCCAGACTCTTGAAATGAAACGTTGCATCAATGGCGACGAAATGGGCTTGGGAAAGACAGGTCAGGCTATCGTATCTGTAGCCAGAGCGAAAGCAACACCGTGCCTGGTGATTTGTCCTGCCTCTCTCAAGATCAACTGGCAGCGCGAGGTCGAGAACTTTACAGATCTTCGCCCGCTGATTCTCACAGACTCTATCAAATCCACATTTCCCTATTTCATCGGCACGATGAATCTCTACGACGTGGTAATCGTCAACTACGAATCTCTCAAGAAGTATTTCGTGGTCAAGGCTGAGAAGGGTGCCAAACTCAAAGACATCATCTTTCAAGATGTTATCAAGCAGTTCAAGTCTGTAATCATCGATGAATCTCACCGCTGCAAGAATCCCGCTACGGCAACTGCCCGCTTCTGCATGGGTATCTGTCAGGGGAAGGAGTTTATCAATATGCTCACGGGTACTCCAGTAGTCAACGACACAATGGATCTCGCCACGCAGCTCTGCATCCTCGGTAGGATAGGGGACTTCGGCGGTTTCAGTAATTTCGTCAATACCTACGGCGACGGAAAGCACCTCGAAGAGCTGAATGCAATCCTTCACAACACATGCTATTTCCGTCGAGGAAAGAAGGAAGTGCTCAAGGATCTGCCTGAACTCACCCGTTCAAAGGTTATCACAGAACTCTCCAACCAGGAGGAGTATGACCTTTGCGAGAACGATCTCCGTCAGTGGCTCAAAGATTATAAGGAACTCACCGATGCTGAGGCACGTCGCAAAATGCGTGTTGAGGCACTTGTAAGATTCATGAATCTGCGTAAGATCTCAGGTCAGGGAAAGGTTGAATCTGCAGTATCATTCATTCAAGATTCCAATGAGCCGGTTGTCGTGTTCGCAGAACACCATGACATTGTGGATGCCCTGCTTGAAAAGATACCTGATGCAGTATGTGTCACAGGCCGTCAGAATGCTGTGCAGAAACAAGCTGCTATCGACGCTTTTCAGGCGGGCCAGCGTCGCGTCATCATCTGCTCCATCAAGGCAGCGGGTGTTGGCCTCACGCTCACCGCATCATCAAATGTCATCTTCGTCAATCTTCCATGGACGTTTGCCGATCTGTCCCAGTGTGAGGCACGATGCCACCGCAACGGACAGAAGAATGCCGTCAACTCATGGATCCTGATTGGCAACCGAGGTGAAAAAGATACCATCGATACCTATCTCTATCATCTGATAATGAAGAAGGGATCAATGGCCTCTAAGATTACGGGTGCCGTCGATGACGCTCTCAAAGACGAGAAGTATTTCGACGAACTCACAGACTTATTCTTAAATGGAATACAAGATGATTGAACTCGATAAAATCTATAATGAGGATTGTCTCGAAGGTATGCAGCGAATCCCCGACGATTCCGTTGATGCCATCATCTGCGATCTCCCTTATGGAGTACTGAATAATCAGAGCGAAGGAGGCTCTTGGGATTGTATCATTCCCTTTGAGCCGCTTTGGAAACAATACCTTCGTGTGGCAAAGGCCGATGCTCCTATCATCCTCTTTGCATCTGGCTTATTTACAGGCAAGCTGATGATGTCGCAGCCAAAGCTTTGGAGATATAACCTCGTCTGGGATAAAGGACGCTCTACGGGCTTTCTAAATGCCAATCGCATGCCGTTGCGCAGTCACGAAGACATCTGTGTCTTCTATCGCAGACTGCCAAAGTACAATCCGCAGATGGAGGATCTGAATGGCCGTGAGCCGTCTCACCCGAACGGCAGCGGCCCTCACTCCGACACTAACCGTTGCTACGGCAATGTAAATCGCTTCGAGCGAAAAGTGCTGGATAAGAAGTTTCCCGGATCCATTATCAGCATCAAGGCAGTCCACTGCAACGAAGATCAGTTTCATCCTACACAGAAGCCAGTCGATCTGCTACGCTACCTTATCCTCACATATACCGAGGAGGGGGGGGTAATTTTGGATTCCTGCATGGGGTCAGGCACAACAGCCGTAGCAGCCATCAAGGAAAAAAGGCATTTCGTGGGATTCGAGTCCAACAAGGACTACTACGAAAAAGCTGTCCGTCGGGTTGAATTGGAAAGACAACATCAAACATTATTTTAAAACATAAGTAACATGGAATTAACAGGTACTATTATCGCTGTTCTCCCTGCACAGTCAGGTGTATCACAGCGCACAGGTAATCCTTGGATGTCTCAGGAGTATGTCATTGAGGTGCCAGGGCAATACCCGAGAAAGTGTGTGTTCAGAATCTTCGGTGAAGATCGGATCAAACAGTTCAACATTCAGTCAGGCGAACAGAACGTTACCGTGCAGTTCGATATTGATGCCCATGAGTACAACGGACGTTGGTTCAATGAAGTCAGGGCCTACAATGTCATCCGTGCTGATCAGCAAGCAGCCGCTCCTGCTCCTGCAGCAACTCAGGCACCACAACAGGCCGATATGTTCGGAGGTCAGCAGCCGCAAGCCGCAGCTCCTGCTCCAGCTCAGAATCCCTTCCCGCCAGCACAAGAGCAAGGTGACAATCCCGATGATCTGCCCTTTTAGCGTATGAAGCTATTCCTACACAACACTCGCGAGGGTCTGAAACCGATGTACGATGAAGACTACGACGAGAAGAAGAAGCTCAAGATCGGAGAGGTTTACGAGGCAGAGATCCGTCTGCCTCGCAACCTTCGTTTCCATCGTAAATACTGGGCTTTACTACGGTGTTCTTGGGAGTATCTGAATGAAAGGCAACAAGAGTTTTTCAAGAATGACATTGAGGTTTTCCGTAAGAGCCTCGAAGTCACCGCCGGATGGTGTGAGCCTCTGTACGACTTGGAAACTCAGACTTGGTACCATGCTCCGAAGTCTATCAGCTTCGAGAAGATGAAGGAAGAAGAGTTCTCTATATTATATAATAATGTACGCGATATTCTCTTCCGTGCCATCATTCCGAATATCTCACAAGAAGAGTTTGAACGAAATCTGAAAAACTTCCTATAAAAGAATATGTGCAAAGGATTCAAGCAAATCTCTAACGACTTCTTTGAAAGCGACTATTGGCGTCAATCCCGTACTTACAATGATTGCGAAGCTGTCCTGGATATTATCTATCAGGTCAGATTTGAGGCATCTGAGCATTCTGCTCGTATCGGAGGTCGTGAAGTAACGTGGAGTCAGGCCGAGTGGCCTGCATCTGTTAGATTCCTTGCGGCACGTTGGCATTGGACCGAGAAGAAAGTCAGAGTGTTTCTTTCTCAGCTTCGACGAAAGGACATCATTGAGACAGATGACTCTCAAGGTGTCAATATCATAAGGCTCAAAAAGTATCTTGTTTTACCTGACGAGGGCACAGCAAAGGGCACAGCAAACGAATTGATTATCAATGAGTTACAGGCTCTAAGGGCACAACTTGGGGCACAGCAAGACACTAAAGGGCACAGCAAGGGCACAAAAAATAATAATGGAGATAATAAAGATCGTGATTCTTCATTACATTCAGAATCACTCTTGTTCGATATTCCAGAAGAATTTCCATTTTCCGATTTTTGGGACTTGTATGATAAGAAAGTCGATAAACCCAAATGCCAAAAGAAATACGAAAAGATGTCTCTCAAAGACCGCAAGGCTATATTTGAATATTTGCCTAAGTACATACAATCTCAGCCCGATAAGCAATTCCGTAGGAATCCGCTTACGTTCCTGAATAATCGTACTTGGGAAAACGAAATTGTAATTGATAAACGACATGAAGCAACCTCAAAGTCTGTCAACGATAATGCGGAAAGAGTTGCCGACGGCAAAATTCACGAGCAGTCCCTCAGAATTATCAGCCGTCTCTCAGCAGAGAGCAGCGATAGTGATTAGCCGTTTTGGTGACTCACAGGCTTTCTTGGATAAGGTAAACCCATCAACACAGACTGCATTTGCATCAAACCCGTCAAAGGCAGTCATGGGCGATTATCCTACTCTTACAGATCTAAAATCTGCCTATGGTAAGAACTTCGCAGCAATATGGCTCGTTCCTCAGATAGATAATCTAACACTTTTCACAGGTGCTAAAAATATCACAGAACAACAGCATGAGGAATTGGCAAAGATTATTTCTACTGAATATGGGTATCTGAAAGTTACTGAATTGCTTTTGTTCTTTCATAGGTTTAAGGCTGGTCATTATGGCCGTTTTTATGGTGCCGTTGATCCAATGGTTATCACATGTGCCCTGAAAGACTTCATCAAGGAACGCAATACGTTTATAGATCAATATGAACGTGATGCAAACAATCTTAAACGTGAACTTGATAAGAATGTGCCTACAATGTCTCACGAAGAATATCTGAAATTGAAACAACTTGAAAACAAAGAAGACAATGAAGATTAAAAATTTAGATGCGTTGAAAGAGCGCATAGAACACTACAAACAGATGTTCCCAAATACCTATACCACTCTTGAGGACATCTACGAGACGTTTGAGAATTATCCGTGCAATAGCTATTGTGGCATTTCTGTGAGTAACGAGGAATGGCCAGACAAATGCTATACCTTTGATGTGTGTGCTGATAGTGATTATGATTGTGAATTTTTAGGTATGGGAAAGAGCTGATATGAGAGCGAAACAGATTGATGATGCAGACAAGAAATCAATATCTCTTCTTTATCGGGTAGGTATTGATATAAAAACGATTGCACAGCTATTTGGAGTTTATCAACCTACTATCAGAAAAGTTTTATCACTATGAGCAAAGAAGAATTAGATTGCTTGCGAATGCAGCTCAAAGTTCTCAAGTCCGTAGAGACTGAGTACAAAGGCCGTTCCATCGGTAACATAATTGATAATATCGAACAGAGAATAAAACATTATGAATCAAATTAAGTTACTCTATATCGACCTCTTTTGTGGTGCCGGAGGCACATCAACTGGAGTCGAATATGCACAACTTCACGGCGAGAAATGCGCCAAGGTGATTGCCTGTGTCAATCATGATCCGAACGCTATCCTCTCTCATGCAGCCAATCATCCTGATACGCTGCATTTCACAGAGGATATTCGCACGCTGGATCTGACAGGACTCGTAGAGCATCTGCAAAAGATGAAGAGTCAGTACCCTGATGCCTTTGTCGTTTTATGGGCGAGCCTTGAATGCACCAATTTCAGCCGTGCAAAAGGTGGCCAGCCTCGCGACGCTGATTCTCGTACGTTGGCAGAGCATCTTTTCCGATATATAGAGGCCATCCGTCCCAACTGGATTCAGATAGAGAATGTCGAAGAGTTTATGATGTGGGGAGAGCTTGACGAAAACGGAAAGCCTGTTTCAAAGGATCAAGGCTCTGACTATCTCCGTTGGGTGCATAAGGTACAGAGTTACGGCTACGATTTCGACTGGCGTATTCTTAATGCAGCAGATTTCGGGGCCTATACTTCTCGTAAGCGTTTCTTCGGTCAGTTCGCACAAAAGGGATTCCCCATTGCTTTCCCCGTGCCTACCTATGCTAAAAATGGTGACGAAGGAGGATTATTCTCTTGCTATCACAAATGGAAGCCAGTACGTGAAGTCCTTGATTTTGCCGACGAGGGAGAATCAATCTTCGGACGCAAGAAACCTCTGTGTGAGAAAACACTTGAACGTATCTATGCAGGGCTGATCAAGTTCGTAGCTGGAATGTCTCAGAAAGACTTTGCCGCTTTCATCGTGAAATATAACTCCATGAACTCCAGCGGCCACTATACAGCTCCGTCCATCGACGAGCCGTGTCCTACAGTAGCCTGTCAGAATCGTTTGGGTATCGCTCAGGTTTCTTTCCTGTCGAAACAGTTCTCAGGAAATCCAGGCGATAAGAATATATCAGTCGATGGCCCTGCAGGAACTATCACCACGAAAGATCATCATGCCCTCGTAGGTGCAGAATTTATGTCGCAGTACTACGGTAACGGTTTCAACACCTCTGTAGAAGATCCAAGTCCTACGGTCACAACGAAAGATAGAATCTCGTTGGTACGTTGCTTCTTGGCTAATCAGTTCTCTGGCGGTGGCCAAATCAGCGACATCGAGAAGCCGGCACCAGCTATCCTGACGAATCCGAAGCAGAATCTCGTCAACTGCAAGGCTTTCCTCTCTAATCCCTATTCGTTCAAGAGCGACGGCGGTAGTGTTGACAAACCTTGCTTCACGCTCATAGCACGTATGGATAAGATGCCGCCTTACCTCATTTGCACAGAACAGGGCGAAGTCGGAATAGCGATCTTTGAAGATGACTCTCCTATGACTCGTAAGATCAAGGAATTTATGGCCATCTACAATATCGTTGACATTAAGATGCGTATGCTCAAAGTCTCAGAACTCAAGAAGATTATGGGATTCCCTGAAGACTACGTTCTTATTGGTACTCAGTCAGAGCAGAAGAAATTTATCGGTAATGCCGTTGAAGTCAACATGAGCCGTGTCCTCTGCGAAGCCCTCTGTCAGAAACTCGAAAAACAAAATCGTATAGCAATATAAGTTTAGTATTCACTAAAAAATAAGTAACATGAGTAACAAAGAATTTAAGATGCAGCTCTTGAAAGAGTTTGGCATCAGTGATGACAAGAAAACAGTAGATTTCTGTCGTGAGGCTTACAAGTTCTTAATCGAAGACGATCCAGTCGCTTCCGTGCAAACACCTGTTATTAGCAGTCCTGCAGAAGTTATAGCCGTTGATCTCGGTTTGCCATCTGGCAAGCTCTGGGCTGATCGTAACATCGGTGCCAAGTCACCCGAAGACTATGGCGCATTCTTCTCATGGGGAAACGTTGAGCCACATTTCCCGAATAAGGAAAATATGGATTGGGGCGACGATGACAAAGCCTTTGATTACAAGTTTAGTTCTGAGGAATACAAGAAGACACCTGGCTATAAGCTCGAAGGAAATATTGACGCAGAGCACGACGCTGCAACCGTCAATCTCGGAGAGCCTTGGTGTATGCCTACAGAAGACGATTTCCAAGAACTCTATGATAATTGTGATTGGACTCGTAAGACCTTCAACGGTGTCAATGGCTATCTCGTTACTTCTAAGATCAACGGCAACTCTATATTCTTCCCTTGCTCCGGCTACGGCTATGGCTCGTCTTGGTACAACCGCGGCGGCAATGGCGACTACTGGTCTGCGTCGTTCGACTCGGCGGTCGGCGCTCGGGGCTTGGGCTTCGGCAGTGGCGGTGTCGGCCCGCAGGGCAACGGCAACCGGTGCGGCGGCTTCGCGGTGCGCCCGGTTCAGACTTCTTTCAACCAAACCAAATAACCAGCCCGCAGACTCTGCCACAAGCCGCTCCACCAGAGCGGCACAAGGCAGAGTCGTAGGCCAAACAGAATAATAATCATGGCAAAAGTATCATTAGAAAGATTATCAAAAACATTCATTGAGACGGCAAAATCTCATGGAATCTCTGTCTCTCAGGCAAAGGAGGCCCTTGAAGAAGCAAAAAGAGATATGGATCGTCGCAAAGACGAAAAAGGCTATCAGTTCAAGGATTCTCTTATGATGGCGGCTCAGAGATTGGCGAATGGTTTAGTTGAATGTCAAATGACGTGTATCTGGTATTGAAGTATGGCAAAGATTAAAGCAGATTTCTCGTCAATCATTACGATGGCGGGGCCAGTGAAATTCTATAAGAATCCGTGTCCTCATGGCACGAAAGGTATGTTTAATAAGGTGGCGTATGTGGGATCATCCGACTGTCAGATGTGTCCCAACTTTGGAGATAAGAAACAGCATCTTATTGAGGGGACAGATCTTGTTACTGAGGTTGTAGATTGTAATCATGAATGAGTATGAAGTTCAATGTCGGTGACAAAATAAAAATCGTGAAGCCATTCATGCGAATGGGGCGCAATCACGTTGGATCTATTGGGAAAATAGTTGAACTTATGTATTATCGTCGCCCGTATATAGGCAGCGATCCTACTCATTACAATGTCAAATTCGACTGCTATAAACGGTGTCATATCTTTATGAGATCTGAATTGGAAGACAGTTGTGATAAAATTGAATAGCTATGATAAAGATAATTTTTGGAGTAATCATCGGCTTCGTTGCTACTTTGGTGCTGGAAGCCATTGCTATGTATGTAATATTTTTAAAGAGATAAACAAATGAGACCGACAAAAGAACAATTACAGAGTTGGGCCAGACGGATCCATGCAAATGCTACGGCACACGGCTGGCACGAAGAAGAGAAGCCAGGCTATCACTGGCTTGGAATGGTTATGACCGAGGTGGCAGAAGCTATTGAGGCTGACAGAAAAGGACGTAGATTCTCAGAAGAAGCAAAAGAGAAATATCTTGCCGTTACGACTGATAGTGAAGGTTATCATGTGACTGTTGCTATTATGAAAATGGCCTACGAGGATTTTATCAAAGGAACTGTTGAGGAAGAGTTTAGGCTGCCATGCTGCAACCTTCGATTTGACACTATTAATTGTTCTCTCGAAGAACTTAAAGATCACATTTTCCAATGTGGTCCGTATATTCCTAATGACGTAATTAAAAGATTCTCCCGTAGTCAAATATGATACAAGGATTCTCAGAACAAACAGAACCTCTGACTGAGTATGAAGAGCAGACTCTTCTGCCTCAGCTCGTCAGAGGTCTTCGGACCAAAGTAGGTAGGGCTATGTCCGTTACGAATAAGGCTATCGTACGTGGCATGAAAGCAAACCTGAATCTTAGTGTGTCTGAGCCTCGCGTGCGTAAGATTATCAATCATATCAGAAACAATGATCTTGTGCCGTGCCTCATAGCAACCTCTCAGGGATATTATATCGCTGAGTCAGAGCAGGAACTTAAGGAATACGAAGATTCTCTCTTGGGCCGTGAAGAGGCCATCCATTCCGTCCGTATGTCAATACAGCGGCAACGTATTAGGAAATATCATCATCAGCAACAAGAACTATTTCAATGAAAGAGAAAGTGAAAGTAGAGCCGGAGGTAGGCTTGATACCTCAGCCGAAAACCATGTACTGGTATGTCAGGTCTTGTATGCAGACACACCGTTTCAAGGTCATGGAATGTGAATGGATCGGCGGTATGTCCGATCTGCTTCGTCTCGCAAAGGGCAATGTATGTCTCAAGAAAGAAGATGCAGAGTCTCTTTGCCATCAGCTCAACTGCCGTCTGGAAATGCTCACCAGAGCATGTGAAAACGCACATCAGAAGGAACAGCTTGAAGAGGAGAAAGCCCGTAAGAAGGCAGAGGCGGCAGAGCGAAAGCGTATCCGTGACTTAGAGAAGAAGAAACTCGATAAGGAGGCAAAGAAGAAAGCCATCCTTCAAGCTGAGTTTTCCAAGAAAAAGAAGAAAAGTCCACACCCGGATATTATTGTATAACTAATTAAACTATTGTATCATGGATCAAAAAGAGAAAGAAGAAAATGTGAAGAATGCAGTCCACACTCTTGTTGAGAAACTTGAGGAAGCTGCCAACATCGCACGTCGTAACTACGATGATGCAAAGGCATGTCTTGACGAGGAAGCCGCCAAGAAGTACGAAAACCTGTCTATGAGCATCTGCTTCGACTTGCTCAAGGCATCAGAACTTGATGACACGCTCTGATTATGGCTCTCGGAAAGAAACGGCCTGTAACTAAACAGAAGTTTCAGGTCAACAGGAACGTCATAGCCGCTATCGTCTCGGTCATCGTCATTGCCTGTCTGTATATGTGTTCCCATAAGAAGGAGAGCACAGTAACGGCAACACGGTTTCTCGACGACTACGGCCATCTGATGCGCATTGAGGAGAAAGACGGTGTAAAGAGTATCGTCGATGATCCTGAATGCGAGAAGTGTCAGCAGATCCTACACGGGGTGATGTTTAACGCTGTCGTTTGCGCCTTCGACTCTTTGGAGGTGCGCGTGGTCGATTGAACAAAGAGGCGGTGCCTATCCATCTTCGGACTGGCACCGCCTTTGAAAAATTACCAACTATTCTAACCAAAAAATCCGTTTTGCACAGACTACCGCTGTAGCCTTCCGATTATCATCCTAATAACCATAAATACTAATATGAAAATAATCACACCTATTATCGCATCGGCAAAGAACGTGGAGATCCTTTGCTTGATGCTCTGCTTTTTCTCCACTTCCTTGATCACGATCTTTGGAACTGAATCCGTTTTGATGAAGGTATCAGTCTTAACAGATTGCAGTTTTGAAAGCTCACGCTGTAGCTTATCGTTCTGGATAAGCCAGGCCCTTTCCATATTCTTCAACTGAACCCCGTACTTGGCCATCGTCGCAGAGTCAACCTCCTTGATCAGCGTTGTCTCATGGCTGATGACGGAATCCGTCTGATGAACTGAGTCCGTATGCCAGTGGTGCTCGGTATGCGTTTCCACCACCGGCACGTACTTTGTCTTGCAGCTCGTAAAGGCCGCAAGAATGAGCAAGGCGATAATGCCTAAGAAGCAGTAGAAGCAGATCTTCATCTGTGGTCCGCTTCTCTGCAGTTTCCTGTTGTAATAATCTCTGTCATCCCTCATAGCTTATTCTATTTTGATGAAGATTAAACCTTTCGCATCTTGTAACTTTGAGTACAGCTTGAGAAATGTCTGAGTAGAGTTGATCACTTTACCCACGACTTTGTTCTGACCAACGAGGATGCAGCCGGAACTATCCGCTGCCGTGTTCCCGATGTGTATCAGGATCCCTTCAAAGCAAGGCACGTTCAACAGACGAGGCAGATAGCCGTTGCAGAAAGCGTACTGTGCCTTCTTCTTGAATCGCTCTGACTGCACACCCAGCGTCACCTGGTAGCGGCCCGTAGGAATGGCGGTCTCGTTCGGTATCTTCTTTCGTTTGTTGGCAGCGTAGGCATCGCCCTGCTTCATCCCTCTGTCACAGTCCTCGATGGTGTCACAGAAATACTCTCCGTCTATGTAAAGACGGCCAATAGTATATGTTTTCTTTCTTGCTATTCTTTTCAGATATAAATCCATATTCAATCCTCCATGTTTTGCTCTTCGTCGTAGATCTCAGGTCTGTGATGGTGATGGTGCCTTTCATGTCCCAAGTCTTCTACGGCTTCACCTATTTCGTTACTCTTTACCTTAATCAGCTTGCCTAAGAATCTGACAAATGCACGCCAGCCATCATCCATGCTGATCTCAACACCAAGCTTCACGTAAGCGATGTGTCCGATGATAGAAGCAATCTCACAGCCACAGCCTATACCCAAGCCGATGGCGGCAGTCCATACATGCGAGCAAATATCCATCGGCTCCGTGATGGCAAGACCGATCAAGGCACCAACGACAAGGTACGTCAGGTAGTCAACAATCTTGTTGGCCGTCCTGCGTCCCGCTCTCGACTTGTGCCATTTCCACTTGTCTATGCCTATCTCGTTGCCTTCCTTCTTGGCTTTTTCGTAACGCATACTGCTTTCCGAGTAACCCCACCAGAGATCGGCCAGTATCAGTGCAAACGAGCAGATGATCATATAACGAAGGTCATACACCACAGCCAGCAGCTCAGCACTGATACTGGCCCACACTATTCCTTTTGGTCCTACTGTTGAATCCATATATCCAATCAGTTAAAGATTAAACTTCCAGTTAATGACAGCCAGCACAGGGCTTCGGCAATGAATACGCCTTTACGATCAACGGCCTTTGCAAGCCATCCCTGCGGCTGAATGTACAGGCTTCCACACAGGAAAGCCATCACCATCCATACCGTAAGCCAAATGGGATTAAGGATCAGCACGCACAGCTGCGAGAACACACCCGCCGTTATGCCGAGCACGTTGTGGGCTGTATTCTTCTCGTTTCTCACCAATGGCATTGCCCCAGTGAACAGGATCGCTGTTGCAAAGCCATGAGCCACAGCCCCATAATCTTCTGGCATGATGTCAAACAGGGCAGGGGTGAGCGTATAGGTAGCGGCCCATACCCATATCGTCCACAGCCATTGGCTGCGTCGCGGCAGGTCATACACCATCGACGAGATGCTGATCGGCAATTCCCGCTTCCTCCAGATGGTTATCCCCGTATAGAGGATAACCAGGAGGATGCTTACTATGAGTAATGCGGAAATCATAGGGCTTACTCTTCTACTGCATCAGCACTCTCATTGTTCTCAGGAACAGGGAAAGCTGCCTGATACGGGGTGAAATTGATGGTGTCCTTTCTGATCCAGCCTGCTCCGAGACACGTCTCGATGTAGTCGCAGACAGCGTAGTAGAAGTTGTTCAGCTCGTCGAGTGTGGCGAATGTGCGGTACTTTGCGTTGCCTTCCACTTCACCTATCTTGAATTTCTTCGGTGTATAGTTCTCTTCGCCCTTCTTGTCGGCCAGTCGCTGTGCCTCAGAGAAGTTGCGCTGATTCTCAGCAGACAGCCAAACCTTGATGTTGTCGCCGTTGTCATCTTCCCACTCAAAGCCGCAGAGGATCTTTTCGTCGGTCTGTGCGTCGATGTCGGCGATGATGGCCTTCTTCACGTCCTCGAAACTGATGGTAGAGTGCTGCTTCTTTGGCAGATAGACCTCGATCCATGTTGCCTTCTCATTGTCAACGGCTTCAAAACCGTAGCTGATGACGATACGTGTGCCCTCTGTACGTACGGGGGCGAACTCACTGATAAGTCCAAATACTTTGTTCATAATCACTAAATTTTAATTTGTTAATAATTGAATGAATGTCTCTCTGTTATCTTGGTCAGTCCGTCGTCGAAGACTCCGAGCCTGAGTATTTCCTTTCTCATGAACAGCTTGCGCCTGATATTGTACGATGCAGTATGCTGGAAGATTCCAAGATAGGAGTTGATGCTTCTCAGCACCTTCTTCGGCTTCGTGAAGTCGAGCAGCAACAGCTTCTTCATGATCCTCACAAGCGAGTGACGGCTGATGTATATGCGCCAGGGCTTGATATACGATCCAAGGAACTCTACACCGCGATGCACCTCCGAGATCGTCAGCTTTCCCTTGTGCAGTTCCAGGCCAAGCTCTTCTCTCAGGAACCGTTCTATCTCTGGTACCAGACTCAGAAGCCAGTCCTTGTCTGCCGACACTACGGCCCCATCGTCCACATAACGACCGTAGTACTTGCATTTCAGCACACGCTTCATAAACTGGTCGAAGGGATTCATATACACGTTCGAGAACAGCTGACTCGTCAGGTTGCCTATCGGCAGTCCGAGACCTTCTATCAGGTGAAGCATCGACTTTGCTGGATCCAGCCCGTCCCAGTCTTCGGGATCCCCGCAGATGATACAATTCTCTTTCGGATCGAGCGTCACGATGATCTCCGTCAGGTAATACAGAAAGTCCATGTCGAGCCTGTCTCTCCACAGTGCAGGATGATCCTTGCTGATACGGTGTGTTGACATTTTTCTCAGCGATTCCAGAGCGATCTCCAGCAACCGTTTCCGTACGATGTGCATGAAGTAACCCCTGATGTCTAAGTGCATCACGTAGCATTTCCGCTGCCAGTTGTGCGATTCCTTCCTGCAGAAGTCTTCCAGTCGGTGTATGCCGTAGTGCGTGCCACGTCCCTTGATGCAGCTGTACGAGTCGATGATGAAGGTCCTCTCGTACAGGTCGTGCGTATAGTTGAAGTACAGATGATGCACTATCCTGTCCCTGAACATTGCAGCGAAGATCTCCCTCTTCTTGGGATAGTCCACGATGAAGCATTTCGACGGGAGAGGCTTGTAGCGGCGATAATACAAATCGTCGCATAGTTCGTCCATATTCTTTTTCAGGTCTTTCGCCCATTGCTTCACGTATGAGCGATTGGCCTTGTGCTTCCGTGCGTCGTAGTAGGCAACATACAAGTCGAACAGAAGTCTCTCCCGTGTAAGAGTCATGCTTCTCTGTATTTAAAAGGATGATTTCAGTTGAGTGCTGAACCGGGCGCACCGCGAAGCCGTTGTACCGGTTGTTGTTGTTCTGCGGGCCGACACCGCCACTGTTGAAGTTCAAGTTCCGAGCGTTGACTGCCGAGTTGAACGATGCAGACCAGTAGTTGCCATTGCCGCCGCGGTTGTTCCAAGACGAGCCATTGCCGTTGCCGGAGCAAGGGAAGAAGGCTTTTCGGTCGCCGCCTTTTACGACTGCCATAATGGGTTGCGCTGAGCAAGACAAAACAGCATCTTTCATTTTTCCCGCATTTCGAGAATGCAGGACGGGCGACCTATGAACTTCTTTCTGAACCATCCTTATGGGTTTTACAAATTCATTAAAACATAGCAGCTACTTGCTGTCTCAACTGGCGCATGAACTCGTAAGCCTCCATTGGAGATTTCGACTCAAGCGGGAACGAGATTATCCGTCCGAGAACGTCCGACATTCTCATCACTCTTGGAGCGGCATCAGACACCTCACGGTCTTCTCGCTTCGTCTTCTTCTGATCGTTCATCGGAAGCGATTCTTTCCATTCGTCAACCTGAGCGCGAACCTCGTCATACGTGGCTTCACCGAAGTCAACGTTTACAGTCACGTCGATCTGATTGTCACCGACGGGATTGAACGTCACCGTTCCATCGTTGGGAACATACTTACCCAATGATGCAACGGGAAATCCCACCCATGCCTCAACGTAGTTATCCTTCAACCGCTTGGCCGACACGTTCAGCGGTTTATCCTTGGCAAGTCCGATAGGGAACTTTGTCAGGAGCCAGGCCGACCAGTCGTGAGCACGGTAGAAGTTGCCGTCAAGAAGCAGATGGACTATTCCGAACTGCTCTTTCGTTTCTCTGTTGCTTTCCAGCTGTGCAATTTCTGCTATTGTCATTTTTTCTCTCTTTAATTACTTTATTCCCTCTCAATGCGGAGTGTGCCTTGTGGCCGCTTGGGGAGCGGCCTTGGTGGCACACTCCGAATGATTGGGTTGGTTTGTTCTCTCTTGTTTAGTCAAGAAAGAAGTTACTGAACCGGGCGCACCGCGAAGCCGTAG